TCTGTAACTACAAAAGCAACTTCAAGTCAACCATTTTGTGTACAAGCATATCCACTTGCAGATCCAACAGTACATCCAGCAGGAGTAGCATTATTCACAGTAGCAACTGGTGCTGATGTAGCAGTTGCAGGAGATGGTGCTATTGTAAGATGTATCGTTAGTGGATCAGGAAAATGTGTTGCAGGAGATATTCTATGGCCAGGATTTGAGGGAAAGGTAGATAATACTGGAACTCATGGTTCGGCTGAAATAAAACTTGGAATCGCATTAGAAACTCAAGCAACAGCAGATGGAACAGTAAGAGTACTGCTTGATAGTTAAAATTAACTATTATGTTTTAATGTTTATTTCTTAATGTAACTGTTTTTTTGACAGTATGTCTTTAATAAAAGAAGAATATATATATGACAACTTTGACAAAATTGTTAGAATACGGATTCGCAGGATCCAATCAACAAAAAAGAATGCTCCACAATTATGCATTCGAAAAATCTCTTGAAGGAAAACTTGCTTTTGACAAAGAAGGCAAATCATTAGGAGATGCTTATAAGTTTCTTTTACAATCAGAAGCTCAAGCTATCGCCGATAGTACGTTAGTTCAGGAAGAGGTTTACAATACCGTAATTGAAGGAACTGAACCCGTAAGATGTATGAGAGATGTTGTTCCCGTAGTTATGACAGATTCTTACTCGGTAAGATTTGTAAAAGGACAAACTGGAACTTATGCTGATTTAGTTAGTGAAGCTGCTGCAATACCAATTGATACGCAAACTTATGAGAAGCAGGATATCACTATCGATAAGTATGGAACTCGTCCAATAATCACAAATGAATTGATTGAGGATGGTTTATTTGATATAGTAGATCTTGAGTTGAGAAAAGCTGGAGCCAGGATGGAGAACAAACTTAATAGGGTTATTCTTAATGCTATCCTAAATGGAACAAATGCAATCGCAACCAATACTTTGAATCCCGCTGGACCTCATATTGCAATAAGTGATTATGCAAGAGCTATAGCTTTGGTAAAAGATGATAATTTTATCCCAGATATAATGGTTACTCACCCAATCGCTGAAGGATATTTGTTACAAGATTCAAATCTTGCTTATGCATCATATGCAAATGGAACAGAAGCACTTCGTGGTGGATCAATTGGATCAAAAATCCTTGGATTGAAGCCATTCACTTGTACCGCAACAGATAAAGCATCTCCAACATGGGATGATACTACGGCTGGTTCTGATGTAACATCATTCATTTGTTCAAAAAATGATTTCGGTGTTCTCTGCATGAGACGTGATATGACTGTTGAACAATACGATGATCCGATACACGATCTTATTGGAATGTCTCTAACTATGAGATATGGAACAGACGTTCTTAATGAGCTCGCAGCTTGTAAAATATATCACAAATAGTGAGATTAAATGAAACATTGTATGTTTTAATGTTTTATTATCAAAATGTTTGGTTATTAACCAAGGTTTAGAAATAAAAATAAATAAATAGGAGAATAAAATGGCAGGAAGTAAAATTCCCGTATTAGAGATAGAAAATCTTTTGATTACGGATAATGGAAGGGGCTTATTAGTATATAATGATGGTACAAATGTTCATTTAGGACAAGATTGGACAGGTATATCTGGTAATATATCAAATGAAAGTAGAACATTCTTCCCAGCTGCAAGTTCATCTGGTTGGATAGGAGTTAACTTAATTTCAGGTAGTACGTATGGCCCAACTGGTGCTGTTTATTACATCCCACTATTTAGCAATTTAGATACAAATTTGTCTTCGTAGGTGATGTGAAGTGACAGGATCAAAAATCCCAGAATTAGAAGTAGAGAAACTTATTATAAAAGATGATGGTAGAGGATTCATGTTTTACGAGAATACTAGATTGAGTAGTGATTGGACTGGATTAAGTGTTTCTGGTGGAACTGCTGCTACTAGTAGAACATTTCTTTCGGCAGCAAGTTCGTCTGGTTGGTTGAAAGTTCACATACTTTCTGGTTCTACATATGGACCTACTGGTGCATCTTATTATGTCCCATTATTTAGTACTAGAGCTACATATAACTCGGCATAAATATGTTACATGATCGTGGTGAACAAAATTGGATGACAAAAACATTCGAGATAGATCGTCTAAAAGCCCTAAATGATAGGACTTTATTTACCGATGCCGAACTTACAGAATTAGAAATAACTGAAAATCAGGGACAGGGAAAATATGATGTTGATACATGGTCGGTAAAACAATATCCATTTCCGATGAATACATCTGTGAGAAAGAAGATTAAGATTGATACTCGGAAGTCGAGACCGGAAGTTGGAGGAGCGGATTAGTTATGCCTTATAAGAATCCTGAAGATAAAAAAAGAAGGAATAAGCAGTATTACATTGACCACAAGGAAGAGATAAAAGAGAGTGCCAATCTATATTATCAAAATAATAAGGATAAAGTTTTGAAAAGAATGAAACAATATCATATAGATAATAGAGAGGATAGATTGAGTTATTTAAAGGAGTGGAGTAAAACTAATAAGAAGGAATCAGATAGAAGATACCTAAATACAGAGAAGGGTAAGATAGCTCATAGGAGAGCTTGTAGTAAAAGAAAAAGAAATCTAAAGTTCATTCCATTATTTGTAAATCCATTTCCAGAAGAAATAGATGTTGATTATCATCATATAAACAATCTTCTTGTTATTCCATTACCACGTTGTATTCATAATAGAACTCTTGGTGGAAATCATAGAAATGAGTGTAAGGAAATAATAAAATCTATTTATGGATTTGATTTAGATAAGTTATTGGAGGCATAATGTGGTAGATTATTCTCCTACAATGATTGATGAGATGTCGGTCCGTAATTTCTTTACACCACCTCTCGATTACGATGATGTATCAAAAGCTGAAATCTTAATAAAGATAGAATCAGTGGAACAATATGTTTCAACTGTCTATGGGGCAACTGGAAATGATGCAAGAATTGCGAGTCTTCTTCTTATAGCAGCGAAGATTATTCAAACACCTGCATTGGCTCATAAATACTATACATTGAGTTATGAGAAACTTGCCGATTATTCTTATACATTAGCACAACCAATATCTCGCGGAGTTGATGTACAATCGAGTCCATTTGTGATATCACGAACTTGGGAAAAGATGGCTATAGAGATTTTGGAAAAATCAGCAATATCCAATAAGTATTACTTCAAAGTGGTGAACGATTAGTGAAATCTAAAGTCTGCTCTAAATGTAAAATCGAAAAATCTATAGATGATTTTCATAAGGATAAATCACATAAAGATGGTTATAGATGTGAGTGTAAGATTTGTAAGAAGGCGGCATCTAAAATATATTATCAGAAAAATAGAGACAAATTATTATCGAATGCAACTATATATAGAAATCAACATAGAGAAGAATTGAAAATATATTTTAGAGAAAATTGGGAAAAGAAAAAGAATAATCCTGAAGTGAAGAGAAGAAAAAAAGAGTATGCCAATAATCATAGGGAACAACATAGAGAATCTGATAGAAAATACACAAAAAGTAAAAAAGGAAAGATAATAAATCATAAAAGAAGAGCCAGCAGAAGAAAATTAGGTTGGTATGCACTATTTGATAATCCCTTTCCTGAAGAAATAGAAGTCAATTATCATCATATCAACGATTTGGTAACAATTCCTATACCAAAAATCATTCATATGAAAGCATTTCATCCAGATAGAGAAGAGCATCGCGAACGTGGTAATTTTTGGTTATATTATATATATGGAATGGATTTTGATAAGTTGATAAATAGTGACTAAATATAAATACCCTGATTGGAGATATGGTGAGGATTGGAATAGAAAACGACAAGCAATATTTAGAGAGTGTGAATATAGATGTTTTTTGTGTGAAAGATACTCTAAAAATGATTTACATTTGCACCATATAGTCCCAATAAGTATATCTCGTAATAATTCTCGTGGTAATTTAGTTTGTTTATGTTCAAAATGTCACAAATATGTCCACTCTGGAAAATACAAAGGGCCTTTATTAAATATAGGATAAGTGATAAAAATAACGTTCGAATCTCTACTAATCCATTCAATAACTCCGCAAACTAAAGCATCATCTCAAAATGCTCTTGGTGAGTGGTCATTCACATACACCGACGGCACCGCAATAACTTGTCGTTGTAGTCCCCTAACAGCCGCTCAAACAATGAACATTTCTGGTTGGTATGATAATGTAAAGTATAATTGCTTTATGGATGATTCTGAATCAGTCGCTCGTGGTGATAAAGTAGAATATGGCTCCGACACTTATCGGGTGAAGGAAGTTATTCTTGATTCTTCATCTCATCATAAAACAGCACTCTTGGTGATGGCTGAATGAAGGGTGGAGCATTAAGATTCTGGTTCAAGTTCGATGATAAGAAACTTACTAAATATCTCCGTAGCCAAGAATTGAAAGTTGGAGCAGCTGCTCCACAAGCAGTTAGAGTTGTGTGATTTAATAAATATCAGAGCAATGGAACGATTAGATAGTCTTATAAGATGGGGGCATTCTGTAAATAGTCTTAGTATAAGAGATAGTTATGATGATACAGAAGTAGAAGAAACTGGAAAGTATTTCAAGAGGACTGTTAGATACACATCCCCACATGCGTGGATTGTCGAGCATGGTGGAACAGGAATTATAGGCCCAAAAGAAACTGGAGCATATCCAATCGGAGCTGAACAAGGTGGAGCAGTAATTTTCAGCAAAACATTCAAACTCCAAGAAGGATATCATTATTTAGAGAATGCTGTAAAAAGTATAACAAAGGAAGATATCGATAGGATATTTTCTAAATATATGAGGTAAAGAATGTCTTACGAAGCGATTTTAAATGTTAGGAATTATCTTATATCCGCATCGACAGTAACATCACAAGTTGGATCAAATGCAATAAGAGCAGGATGGCCAAAAGAGTTAGATACATTCCCAACAATATTATTGAGTCAATCTTCGGGGATAGATACAGGATTATTGGGATATCATCACGGTGGGTTGAGGAGAGAAGAAGTTTCAATTCAGGTTGATATTTTTTCAAAGGAAACTCGTAAAGAGGTTTTAGATATCGGGGATGCAATAGTTCCCGTTATTATTTCGTCTATGTCGGCTAAAAAAACAGCCGATCAAGATATGTATGATAATGATTTAGGTGTATATCGAAAAATGCAAACTTATTCATTTACGATGGAACATGATGATTTTTGATTTATGTATGAATATAAAAATAAGGTAATGAACATGAAATTTTTAATAAAATCATGGAGTTGTTAAATTGGCGGGAACTGTGACGGGAGAAGGAGCCAATGTTTGGATTGCTGCACATGCTGCAGGATCTGCTCCAGCAAGTTGGACAAGTAAAGATCATGCAACGTTCGCGATATCAGACTTTTCAATAAATTTTGATAGAGGTTCTGTTGAACAACCGTTGATTGGTCAACCAGGTAATTATTATGATCAGGGAGCATTAAAATGCGATGGATCTCTTACACAATGTAGGTTTGGAGCTTCAGGTAATTCTGATCTTTTGAATAATATCGTTAATGGAACTGGTAATTATGAATATGTTGCAATATCTGGACAAATATCACCAGATGCTGGTGGAGTAACATATCTAAAATGGTATTTAACATCGTGTCAAGTAACTGGTTTTGATGTAACAATGGGCGATGCTGATACAATCACCGAAGCAAGTATTGATTTTACCTGTCTTGATCCATATAATTTAGCCTATACTACTGGCACAATAACGGATGCGTGATTATAAATGACAGGAACTCCAACAACTTATAAAGGTGACGATGCAGCATTGTATATATATGCAAATTCAACAGATTTAACCCACTCAACACTAGCAATTTCAGATTTTTCTCTTACAATTGATAGAGGAACAGCTGAACAAAAATTAGTTGGTGAAACGGGTAATTTATTTATTGCGGGCGCAAGATCAACCGAAGGTTCTCTAACATCATGTAAAGTAAATACTGCAGGTGTAGGTGGAATCGTTAGTGATATGATTGGTGGTAATCCGGTAACAATATCAGGAAGTTGCGGAGCAAATTCATTACACTTTTATTTTAAGAGTGCAATGATAACTGGATTCGACTTCTCAATAGGAACGGCAGATGATATTACTGAAGGTTCAGTAGATTTTACATTACTATTTCCGTATAAGGTATCTAGTGTAAATACAAATTCTACAGGTGGAACTCAAATATCAGATTTCGGAGATTGGTCTTAATCGCAATAAGATATGTTTTAATGTTATTATTCTAACTTAAAAAAGTTGGAAGGAAATCTAAATGGCAGAAGACAAAAAAGAAGAAACTCCAAAAGAGCAAATGGAGAAATTCAAAAAACAAGTAAATAAGAAAGATGGGAATACAACTAAAAAAGTAATTCAACAAATCGCAACAAGAGATAAATTAGAGCGCGATTACAAGGAAGATTTATTGAGTGTGCAATTCTATTCATCTTCCGAGACAGAGAGAATGCTCAAAGCAAAACGACCAACACAAGAAGAAATGATGACAATAATGAGATTATCCGCTGAGGCTTCAATTTATGAAGGTAAGATGGATTCTCAATCTCTCCAACGAATGGTTGATATCTATGACAAGTTGCCACAATTAGCGGCCAAACTTACAGTAGATAAAAGCCTCGATCAAGCATTCTGGCGGACTGGGGTATCTTTCAATACTCTCCAAGGATTTATCACCGAACTAATTAGGGTCACTCAACAAGGCCCGATGAGTGGTGATGAAATGGAATCCTTTCGTTAAATCTGGTTTCGGACAAATGGAATATAAATTGTGTGAGAAATTACACAAAACACCGATGGAGCTTGGAGAATTAAGAGCAAAAGATCCTTTAGGAGTTTCGTTTCTTGAGCGCTCTATAATAAATGAGTATCAAGAAAAAGAGAAACAATACAAAGAAGCATCAAAGAAAATGAAACGGAAACGTTGATGTATGTTTTTTATGTAATTTAATAAGAGGTAAAATATGGCAAGTCCAGCGACAGTTGTTATACAACAAATGACAGGTACAGCACCTGGAACATTTGCTACAAGGGATTCAGAGCCTGTAGCTGATGGAGCAGGTACAAGATATATGACTTTAGATTCATCTGATAGTTCATTAACGACTCATCCTATTCCAATACCAACAAATGATGGTGGTGTTAGTGGTTCATATTGGGTAACTCATTGTATCTATTGTACAGTAGCTCCAGATACATATCTAAAAGATCTTAGATATTACCAAGGTGATTGGAGTGTTGGTTCTAAATCTGATTGGACATTAGGTAGTAGTAATACTTTACCAGCAGGATTATATATAGGAATATCATCAAGTACACTAGCAGATGCTAGACTGAATAGTCAAGGATTTATTTCTGGTAATTATGATCAAGCTGATGGTGTAGTGAAAGTACATGGTTACACATTATCTAGTAACACAAATGGTCATACAGTCTATAAATATAGTGCGATACCAAATGCGCTTTCTGGCGGTATGATGATTATAGATAAGTTTGATACTCTTGGCAATGCGTATATGGTACAATCAGGTCAGATAATTGGAGCAGCAACAGGAAGAAGTTATTGTATAGTGACACAGGTTCAAGTCGGAAGTGGAGCAGCTGCGGGAAATAAAAGTGACAAAACGGCCACGTTCGTATATTCAGAAGCGTAATTGAAACAAATGTTACATATAAATATTATGTAAGATGTTATTTTATTAACATGGGTGATTGTTGATGAAAAATAGTTATAGTGCATCAGATAAAACATATGCCGCAGCTATATTAGATGGTGAAGGTTGGTTATATGCTAATAGATTCAAGAGAAAAGATAATGGACATTATTGTGTTCAATGTAGAGTAGGTGTTGCTAATGATAGTATTTCTATGTTAGAATGGTTAAAAAAATCATTTGGTGGTAGTATCCATAGACAAGGACCTGATAAGAAAACTCATACATGGTGTTTAACTAAAATGGTAGAAATGTTGTGGTTCCTTAAAATTGTTAGACCATATATTAAGATTAAGGGAATTATAGCAGACACGATGATTGAGTTTTTAGAATTAAGGGTAGATGGAATTATTGATAACCATTATTCTAATAAAATGTCAGACAAAGCAATTGAACTGGTGCATAGGATTAAGGAACTAAATACGACAAGATCGTATTTATAATTAATGTATGTATAAGAAACCAAGAAGTTTCACCAATAAAATGGAATGTTGGAGTGACATACAAGTCCCAAGGAGGTTTTTATGTCTAATAATAGACCAATAATTTATCATTGGATTTCACAATATTCTGATGGTACCGCGTTACCTCAGTATGATCCATATAATTATACTATTAACAAATTTGATGATATAGATCAATCCAAGTTAATAAAGTTTGGTATATATCCATTTACCTCTGAACTTGCAGAGGGAATGAGGAAGAATGGAGTAAGTTGTGTAGCAATACCAATCTTACCGAGAATTGAGATTAATGTAGATAATCATAAACGGATTATCTATTATCGTGATGTGTTTATCAGACAAGAAACATATCACAAGTGTGGGGAATGTGGTAAAGAGTTCTTTGCTGGTAAGGGCATAGAATTTAAAAGTACTAAATATTCTTCACCAATATGCCCTCATTGTGGAGCTTATGATGATATGTTTTGTCCAAAGTGTGATAAATCATATCTATTTGAAGAAACTACACATGATTTATGCCCAAAGTGTAATGGTATACTAAGTCCAAGAAAGACAACATCAAGCCAATATGGTAGAGAGAAGCGTTGGACTGAGTATATAATCGGTTATCAATTTACTACCGAAGGTCATAATCATAAATTTCTTATCAGGGTTGATGAGAGTGGTAATTCAGAAGTCTTATAGATAATATTCCAATGCATTCTGGTATCGCTTGGAATATACATATTCTACTTCTCTGTTTTTTGTATATATATTAATGTGAGACATATTACTATAAAAAATTGGATATATTATTAATTTTATTGATTGCCCTTTTCGGGTTTATTACAATTATTGGTACATTATTTTTCTTCAAGAAGATTAGTATTGATGGAATTAGAAGGTGGTTCCATAAGAATTGGAAAAAAATAATTGTTGGTGCTGTTGCTGGTGGATTAATTGGTGGTGGAGCATCTTTAATTCCATTTGATGAACCTCCTATTGATGATATTATATTATTTGGAAGGGGTTCAACTTATAATACATACTATAATACTACATCTGGTCAGTATCATACAACTGCTTATTTAGAATATATCAACTATCAAAATGAAACAGGTACTTATATCCCTATTAATACTTCTTTTCAAATGCTCGATAGTGGGCACTTTGCTTATCAATATGGATATAGAGCTTACAACGATAGGGGTGTATTTGATGTATATCTAAAACCGAATGCTAATAATAATTTTCCTATAGCATACGCATATAATAAGGGTGAGAATCTCAACAACACTCACATCTTACGAAGTGGTATTACTGGTATTGGGTATTATGATCCGT